ATCCTGGCCCAGTGCATCGACGCCATGGCCACCAACGTCGATGGGCACGGCCATATGCTCTACTACGTCGGCCCCGAAGGCAAAGAAACGACCCCCTCGGCCAGGAAGGAAAAGGCGAAGCTCGCCCAGCTTCTCGACTACCCCAACGAAGACTACACCTTCGGCGAGTTGCGCAACCGGCTGCGGCGCGACTACGAGACGCTTGGCTTCTTCACCATGGAGACGCCGCGCGACAAGAAGAAGCAGATCGTAGGTCTCAACCATCTGCCAGCGCACACGATGCGCCGCACGGCGCGAGACACCCAGACCACCCGGGTCACGATGACCCTGCCCCGTGGCGAGCAGGAGAGCGTCACGGTCGACAAGCGGTTCTGCCGCTTCGTGCAGATGATCGGCAACCGCAAGGTGTTCTTCAAGGAGTTCGGTGATCCGCGAACCATCGACCCCAACACGGGGCTGGTCAACAACAGCCTGTCGCTGGAAGACAGCGCCACCGAGGTCATCTTCTACTCGCGCTACACCCCCGGCCTGCCCTACGGCGTGCCGCGCTGGTTCAACCAGTTGCCCGCGATCATGGGCGGCCGGCAGGCGGAGTTGACCAACCTCGACTTCTTCAAGGAGAACGCGATCCCGGCCATGGTCCTGCTGGTCTCGGGCGGACTGGTCACCGAGGAGTCGATCACCGCGATCGAGAACAGCTTCCGCAATGCGAGGGGCCGCAAGTCGATGAACCGGGTGGCGATCGTCGAGGTCGGCGGCGACGTGTCGACCGCCTCCGAAAGTGGCGCGATCCCGGTGCCCCGTGTCGAACTGAAGCCGCTGCAGGGCGATCGCCAGGGAGATGCCCTGTTCGCCAACTACGAGAATGCCAACGAGGAGAAGATCAGGTCGTCGTTTCGTCTGCCGCCGATCTTCCTCGGCAAGAGCACCGACTACACCTTCGCCACCGCGCGCACGAGCTACGAGATCGCCGAGGGTCAGGTATTCCGGCCCGAGCGCAAGCTGTTCGACGACATGATCAACCGTTTGGTGCTGTCCACCTACAACCCCGTGTTCTGGCAGTTCCGCTCCATGCCGCCGCGCCTCGCCGCGCGCGAGGACATCATCCGTGCCGTGAATGTGTTCGAGCGCGTCGGCGCGCTGACCCCCAACGTCGCCATCCAGATGGCCAACGAGTTCTTCGATCTGGAGATCACCCCGGTGGGCGAGTTCTGGGGCGACTATCCGTTCGCCCTAGTGCAGACCTTGGCCCAGACTGGACAGTTGGACCCGGAAAAAATGGGCGAACTGGGCAAGCTGTTCCTGCCCCCGGTCGACACGTCCGACGACCCCGGCGGCAATCCGAACGATGCGGGTGGGCGACCCAGCGGCGTGGGTAATGGCGAGGGCAGTGGAAACGGCGCCGCCCCTGCCCGCCCGAAGCGAGCACGTGGGCAGGCCCTGATGAACGAGGCGTCGATAGGTGTGGCGACCCTGCGCAAGCTGCTCGAAGACGTGCGCGAGACACAGACCGCCGATTTTTGAGACTTTTTCCCGTGCAACGCGTTGCACGGCTTGACATGTAGACGATGTTTTGACCAGAGTGCCGCCGACGAGGACATTCATGCCGAAGACCGCACCTGTTTCGCCCGGAGACGCCCACGCTGCCGCCAAGACGGAAGGCAGCAAGGCGCAAATTCGCGTCGCTATCAAGCGTATCAACAAGGCCAAGCAGATCGTCTACGGCGAGGTCTACGCGCCCAACGTGCTGGACACCTGGGGCGAGTTCATGTTGGCCGACGACATCGAGATGATGGCGCATCGTTTCATGCGCCTCGACGTCACCAAGGCGATCGACACTCAGCACGACAACGAACCCAACGGCTCCTTCCCGGTCGAGACCTTCATCGCCCGCGACGGCGACCCCGACTATACGCCTGGAGCATGGGTGATGGGCGTGAAGGTGTCCGACGAACGGTGGCCAGACGTGCTGGATGGCAAACTGAACGCGTTCTCTTTCCAGTCGCTGGTGCGCCCGGTCGACATGGAGATCGAATACGAGGTCATTCGAGACCACGTGGGGTCGACCGCCATGGGGCTCGATACCGACCACACGCATGTCTATTTCGTGCAGGTCGGCGAAGACGGGCAGGTGGTCGGCGGTAAGACTGATGAGGTCGACGGCCACTCGCACATCATCACCAAGGCGTCGATCACCGACATCACGGCGGGGCACTCCCACCGTTTCTTCCTCTGAAGGGGGCCTGAGATGCAGCGTAAAGCCAAGATCGTGACGGCCACCGCCAAGGCGCTGACGGACCCGCACCCGCAGTTCGTCTCCCTGGTCCAGACCGGCGCCAACATGACTCCGTTCCTGGCGGTGAAGTCCGCCAAGACCGTGGCGGCGAAGGCCGACAGCCACGACGTCGCCAAGATCGCCTTCCGGTCGGAGAAGTTCGCCGACGAGGCCGCCGTCAAGGCGTGGCTCGATGACGGCGGCTACGAGGGCTACACCATCATCAAGTCCGACGAGGGCTTCACGGTCGCCGGCACCTACGACGGCGACGATCTGCGCGAAGTCAAGATGGACGGCCTGTCCATCTTCGTGGCACCCCGCGCCGCCGAGACCACCAAGACGGTCGAGTCCCCCGTCGAGAGCGCCCCGTCCAACATCGTCTCCGTGCAACCGGTTGCACGGAAGGACGCGGAACCGAGCCCTGCCGGCGCCGAGATGCGCGTGAAGTTCGACTCGTGGTATGCGAAGTATGCCGATCAGGACATCAAGACGATGGATGGCCTGCTGGCGTGGTGCAACGACGGGCTGCCCCCGGGCCTCTACGAGGTGACCGAGGTGGCCTACGCCGCCATGCGTAACTGCGCCCTGGATCGAGACTTCGCCGGCATGCGCGCTGTGGGCGCGGAATGGGGTGATCTCGTCGCCAGGATGGCAGAGATGTTCCCCCTCCCGGCGCAGAAGTCCGCCACCGACACCGACGCGATGGCCCTGGTGATCAAGGCATTCGCCCCCGACCTCGCCCCCGCCCCCCTCCAGGAGACCACCAACATGACCACGAAGGCCGCTGCGTCGGCTGCAGGCGCCGATGGCGCCCCGGCCGTGAAGTCCGACACCGCTCCCGCCGCCGACGCCACGACTCCCGCCGCCAAGGCGGAAGGCACCGAAGGCACCGAAGGCGCCGAGGGCGGCGAGCCCCAGCCGGGCGCTCCGTCGGCTCCCGTCACCGATGCCCCTGCCCCGCCGGTCGAGAACGGCAACGACACCCAGCCCGCCGGCCAGGGCGAGGGCACCGGCAAGGCAGCCGACCCGACGATGACCGATGTGTTCGCTCTCGTCGGCAAGTTGACGTCAACTGTTGACGTGCTGGCCACAACTGTGGCAACCATGCGATCCGAAGCTGCCGCCAACGAAGAGAAGCTGGCGCAGCGGGTATCCGCCATCGAAGAGGTGCGGCAGACCCGGAAGGGCGCAGACGCGGACGAAGCGACGGGCACGGCACCCGGGCAGAAGACGACCAAGGACAGCGACCACATCGCATCCCTTCGGACGTCCGGCATGCTCGGCCTTCGGACCCCGCTGAAGTCGGCGCAGCGATAACCATCTGCACACACGAGAGGTTACCCACATGTCCCAGGTTCTTTCCCAACGCGCCGACCTCGCGCTCGCCGGTCTGACCAGCAACGGCGGCATTCTCAGCGCCGAGCAGAACGACCGTTTCATCCGTCTGCTGATCGACCAGCCGACGATGATCGGGCTCGTTCGCGCGGTGCCCATGAACGCCCCCGAGATGAAGCTGAACAAGATCGGCTTCGGCTCCCGCATCCTGAAGGTGGCGCCGCAGGGCACCGTCCCGTATCAGGCCGATGACGGCACCAACGATCGCTACCTGCTCGCGGCCGATCGTTCGGCGGTGACGACCAGCCATATCAACCTGACCACCAAGGAGATCATGGCCGAGGTCCGCATCCCCTACGAGGTGCTGGAGGACAACATCGAGCGCGGCGACCTGCAGAACACCATCCTCACCCTGATCGCCGAGCGCGCTGCTCTCGATCTGGAGGAACTGCTGATCAAGGGTGACACCGCCAGCGGCGACAACTACCTCGCCCTGATGAACGGCATCCTGAAGCGCATCACCTCCAACGTGGTCGACGCCGCCTCCGGCACGATCGCGCTCGGCACCTTCAACAACCTGAAGAAGGCGATCCCGACTCGCTACCGCCGCAACATGGGTGCGATGCGCTTCTTCTCGTCCATGGACCGCGAGAGCGACTACCGCGTGACCGTGGCCTCGCGCGGCACAGACCTGGGCGACGCGCTGATGACCAGCAACGTGCCCCTGCCGGTCCTCGGCGTCCCGCTGGTGTCGGCGGCGCTGATGCCGAACGCCAACATCGTGCTGTCCGACCCGAAGAACGTGATCTTCGGCGTGCAGCGCAACATCCGCATCGAGCAGGACCGGGACATCCGGTCGCGCGAGATCATCATCGTGCTGACCTGCCGCGTGGGCATCACGATCGAGGAAGAGACCGCGATGGCCAAGGTGATCAACCTCGGCTGATCCAGCGGCGGACACAACGACGGGGCTACCTGAAAAGGTAGCCCCGCTTCTCCTACCTTTCTGATCGCGCAGCGGCGCGGAGGTGAACCAAATGACGATCTACCTCAAGAGCGGCGGCATGATGGTGGGCTCGGCTCTGCCCTTCGACGCGCTGCGCGCGATGGCACAGTTCCAGGCGCGCACCGCGCTCGACAGTGTCACCGACCTGACCAACTCGATCGGCGGCACGCCCGACAGCGGCTTCGCCGTGGCGACCGTGGCGGCCGATGCCACCAATGTCGCCAACGCGGCCACCAACCTCGCGCAGAAGGCCGCGACCGAGGCGGCGATGGAGACGGTCAAGGACGCCCTGCTCGAACTCTACACCAAGGCCAACGCGGCGGCGACCAAGGTCGGGCTGGCCAACATCACCTACAGCGGCGGCGGCACGGCGGCCGATGGAACCGCAGCCGCCGTGACCGTGGCGGTGACCGCCGCTGCCACCGGTGTGCCGGCGACCGCCTTCAACACCTTCATCGCGGCGGTGAACGAGGCGACCTACAACCTCGCCGTGCTGGTGAACAAGGTGGCCGTGGCCGCCGATGTGGCGC